GCTTTAACTGATCAAGGATTTGAGCCTGAGGATGTTACAACAGAAGTAGAAAGATTAAAAAATTATGGTGACCTAGAAAGTGTTGCTACGAAACACCATAAAGTCCTAATAAAGAAAGAAGGCCAAAAGCTTCAACAAATGGAGCAAGAAAGAGAGGCCCAATTACAACAACAACAAGCTATCAAACAGCAATATTATCAAAATGTAAACAATGTTTTACAAGAGAAAATAAAAGCTAAAGAATTTGATGGCATACCAATTAACACTAAACTAGCTGGTGAACTACAAGATTTCCTAGTAACAGACAAGTACAAAACAAATTCAGGTGAGACTCTCACTGATTTTGATCGTACAATTCTGGAGCTGAAACGTCCTGAGAATCATGCAACAAAAGTAAAGCTTGCGTTGCTAATGAAGATAATGGAGAAAGATCCTACATTATCAACTATTCAAAAGACAGGTATTACCAAAAAGTCTAATGAATTATTTGGTGAAGTTGCCAGACAAGCCCAGAAGAGTTCAGTGAAATCTAAACCAGTTACACAATCCACTTCTTGGTTTCAATAAACAATTTATATAACAAAAATTAAAAAAGAATAACAAATGGCAATTCAAACAATCCCAGGTTTAACTGGTTTTACCTATGCTAGAGTAGCTTCTATGGACAAGCGTGCTGTAGGTAAATTGACTGACGCAAACCATTTAGAGAGCTTTCACTCAACTGAGCCTGCTGACTATGATAAAAAAATCATCAGCTTATACACTCAGAGTTCTCTTTATAGTAATGACTTCTTAGACATGATTAACAAGTCTACTCCTTACTACATTGACAACAATAGTGATGCTTGGAAATGGCAAGTGCAAGTACCTTACAAGTTCCCAAAATTCATTGATGTTCCAGTTTCTACTCAGGATTTAAGTAAGCCTGGTATTGATGGACAAGAGTTTCAACTAATTGTTGATACTAATGAATTTTCTAAGAACGCAATTATTTCTGTAGGTACACGTCAATATGGTCCTCGTTTTTACGTAGTAAAAGATCCAGTTCCTTGGAACGTTGGATTCTTATACACTTTCACATTAGTAAGTGACAATCCAACTGTAGATTTCGTAAGCCCTGTCTTCTTGCAAGTGGGTGTGGAATTAGAGTTAGTTGATGCTGCTATTGGTGAGTTCGATCAAGACTTATTAGGTCTTCCTCGTTTAGGTGAGCAAATCACTATGTTTGAATCTTTAGGTTCTGCATATGGTTATGAGCACAAAATCACTGAGTGGGCTGATGACAAGATGATGAGAGATGCTTCTGGCAAACCTTTAGACATCTTAGTATATGCTCCTCAAATACGTAACCAATTACCTTTAACTCGTAACGATGTTAAGTGGGAACCATTTATTGAGTTCTGGATGCGTAAGTCTATGTTAGAATTAAAAGTTAAGCGTATGATCTGGGCTAAGCCTGGAACTGTAAAGACTAATGGTTCTCAACAAAACTTAAAGCGTACATCTGCTGGTGTTTACCACAGAATGCGTAACAATGGTAACTTAGTACAGTACAACAGAGGTGAGTTCACTGCGAACTTAATTCGTTCTGTATTTGGTGACTTATTCTACAGACGTGTGGATGTTAAAGACAGACGTGTAAAAATGTACACTAATGAAGCTGGCTTTGACGTATTCCAACAAGCTTTAAAGAATGATGCTTTAAATTCTGGTCTTACTTTCATGGCAGATTCTGGTAACAGATATATGCAAGGAGAGGGCCAACATATCACATACAACTTTGCATTCGATGCAATGGTTACTCGTGAGACTGGTCGTGTTGAGTTAATTCACTTGAAAGAGTTGGATCTTCCTCAAACAAACTTAGAATTTGGTCAAAATAAAAAATCAACTCCTGTATTCATGGTATTTGATGTAAGCCCTATGAGCGATGGTTCTATGGTTAACAACATTCGTGAAGTACGTATGAAGGGTGCTCCTTCTATGACTTGGGGTTATATTGATGGAACTCGTAGCCACTTAGGTTTTGCTAAGTCTCAAGGAATGCAGTCTGCAAACAAATTCCCTGGATATGAGATCTGGATGAAAGATCGTTGTGATGTATTTATCGAAGATTTATCTCGTACAGTATTGATAGAAGAAATTCCTCAATTCTAATAAATGCCCCTCTGAGGATAGTATCCTCAGTCTGACACCAATGGTGTTTCGCAAAAAAACTAGAGCAAGGTTAGAACTACGCTCTACAAAAACTCAGAAGACATTCCCCCCACTATCCCAGTGGGGGAGTCTTCTAAATCACAGATGGACATGTACAAGTAAATGCTGTACAGTGTTCCCTTCGATGGGAACCATCTGCAAATAAACCAAACAAAAAAACAACTACATATGGGTAAGATAGGAAAAATCTCTACTATTAAGAAAGAGTACAACAACTCACAATTGCAAACAATGCAAGGTGGACTAGCTATTAAAGGATACACTAGAATTCCTGGTACAGGAGTTTTTAAATATCCTTATAAAGAATTAGATGGTCAGTATAGAACAGGCTTAGATCCTAACGCTAGCTACATCAAAAGAATCCAAGATCCTTTAGAAAAGGAATTGGAGATAGAAAGAGTAACAGAAGTACGTAGCAGATTAGAAGCTGCACTAGGTGATATTGACTTAGGACCAAGATCTCAATTTTGGAACTATGGATTATCAACTTCTACAGATGATTCTTTGCACGTTCAACCAGTAAAGTTACTAGATGGTGATAACTATTTTGACTTTACATTACCATTAAGAGAAATAGCATTCTCATGGTTAAGAGTTCATCCAACAATTGCTTCTAGCTACCAAGCTTGGGAGAGGGGTGAATATCCTGCTGATATTCAGTACTATGTTGCTGATGATGATATTGAGAATAAGGTAATGTTTAAGAAGAAACAACTTATCAACAAAGCAATTGTTAAGTTTGATAGTATGACTCCTGAGAAGAAGAAGAAAGTGGCTCGTCTACTTGGTCTTCCAGTATCAGATGATTCCAAAGAAGAAACAGTTTACAATCAGGTGGATAACCTATTGAAACAAACTGAATTCAAGAATGGCAGATATCAAGGTTTGAATCCAGTTGAGGTATTCAGCAGATTTGCAGATATGAAAGAAAACTTACTCCATATTAAAGACTTGGTTAAACAAGCTGTTGCTCACTCAGTATATAGAGCTAAACCTAATGGTAAGATTTATGAAGGTGAGTTTGAGATAGCTAAAGACGAAGATGATTTAGTGAAGTTCTTAGCAGATGAAGATAACCAAGACCAATTGTTAATTTTAGAAGGTAAATTGAAAGGTAAAAAAATAGCTGCACTATGATCCCAGTAGATAGTTTATTATATAAGATTGATCAGAAACTAAATAAACTATCCACTAACGAGCATCAAGAAATTCCTGTAGAAGATAAAATTCTAGCATTGAATGAAGCTCAAATCAAATTGATAAAGCAAAAAGTTGATGGGTTTAGCACAGTTTCTGGATTAGGTATGGATGCGTTTAAGAAGCGTTACGAAGACTTACAAAGTCTTGTACAGCCTTACAACCACCAACCACTTACCCTAGCAATAAAGAATGCTGAACTAAATCAATGGTTTGCAAACGTCCAGCTACTTGTACCTCAGTATATGTTCTATGTAGATAGTTATATATTAGCTGATAAAGGAAGATGCACAGATAGAAAGATATGGATTAATAGAGACTTGGCTAAGCATGGTGACTTACAGTTTTGCTTAAACAACACTCATTATAGACCTTCTTTTGAATATCAAGAGACGTTCAACTTTATATCTTCTGATGAGATCTCTATATTTACAGATGGTACATTTACACCTAAGGATATATATATCTCTTATATGAGATATCCTCAATATATAAATAAGGCAGGATATATCATGCTTGATGGATCATCATCATTCGATCAGGATTGCGAACTTGAACTATACCTAGAAGATGAACTATTAGATCTTACAGTACAAAACTTGGCTATGTATACAGAAAACCAAAGTGCTGTTCAAAGCTCAATCTATAGAATACAAACAAACGAATAATTTTTAATAACCTAAAATATAATCAAAATGGCTGATTTTTCATTAACCACGCTCTTTGTCGTTCCAGTAGGAAATACTCTACCTAGCTCTGGATCTACACAAGATTTAACAGCTGGTCAAGTAGGAATTTTTACTAGTGATTACACAGTAGCTACTGCTGGTAACATTGCTTCTTATCCTTACTTTTACATCGCACAAGGTAGAGTAAATACATACTTACAAGGATCTAAGCGTTCAGACAAAATATCTGGATGTCCAACTGGCTCTTCTTGTAAAACAAACGTAACTGAGTGGTACAAATCTTTAGGATGTCCTACTCCTGTAAATCAAGTAACTGATGTAGTTGACTTCACAGTAAAATGTGGTGAAATTGTTACATTAACATTACGTGGCTTCTCTAGCTATTTAAACACATTGTACTTCAATGGTTTCACTCGTAGTGTAACTGTTAATGCACCTTGTTGTGATTGTGGTGGAGATCCTTGTACAGATACTGATGTTCCTGCTTTAATTGATTCATTAATCTTAAAGTTAGAATCTCATGCACCTGGTGACAACCCAGACAACATTTACTTATCTCAGTTTTATCAATTCCAAAGACTTGGTGATGATCAATCTGCTTTCTTACGTATCACTGGTAAACCATTAACTGCTTATGGACAACCTTGTGACATTGCTGCATTCCCTTTTGAGTATGACAGATTCTACTTTAGAACTTTCATTTTCTCTGGTCCTGCAACTACTGCTGACTTTATTGTTGATGATCCTTGTAACAAAGTAGCTCAACCTGTAATTATTCAACGTTCTAACTATGCTGTTGGTACTTCTGCTGAGGTTCAACAATTAGAGAAGAACTTCTATAGTTACCAAGCTGGTTACTTAAAGCATCTTTACAGAATGAATGGTTACAACGAGAACTTTGAGTCTTGGGTAACTGATGGTACAATCTATGATTTGTATTACATCAAATTCAATGAGTATGATAGATCTGCTTACCAATGGGGTGATTACATCATGGAAGATAGCATGGCAATTATTGCTGTTCCTGAATCTGAAACATCTGCAATTGAAGCTATCTTAGTAGCTGGTTTAGGAGCTGTAGCTGGAGATACTGCTTGTATCACAACTACTAGCACTACAACTACTGTATGGCCTAGTACTTCAACAACAACTACTTTGATTCCTTAAGAATAAAAGTAGCATCATATTAACCTATGCCAGAGGGTGAGAGGATATCTCAAGTCCTCTGGCATTTTTATTAGAAAAAACCATGACATTAGATTTTTTAGTAATCAACACATACAACACACAAACGCTGGGTGTGGCTGATATATCTGTTTATGATACGAGTCCACCTATTGTTAGTGCTGCTACTATGCAAATTACTATTCCTGGTTTTCCTACACCTGTTTCTATTCCATTCAATGTGAATAGCTTTAATGTTTACAACTCAATTATTTTAGGACTAACTCCATTTCCAGCAGTGACACCATTGCCTGATGGAATATATTTCATGAAATATTCAGTTGCCCCAGCTACTACATATTATGTAGAGAAGAACATTATGCGTACTGAACTTATTCAAGAAAAGTTTGATGGTGCGTTTATGAAGCTTGATATGATGGAATGTGATTCAGCTATAAGAACCCAGTCGAAAGTAGTATTAAATAGTATTTGGTATATGATTCAAGGCTCTATAGCAGCAGCTAATAACTGTGCTATTGATACAGCCAATAAATTATATATCCAAGCAAATAGACAATTGGATTATTTTATTGCAAACCAATGTGGTTGTACAGGAAACAACTATATAATTAATTTCCCTTAATATGGCAAACTGTAGAGGATGTGGTATGAAGGTGGGCTGTGGCTGTCAATTAATTAATGGCCTATGCTCAGCATGCAACAACAAACTTAAAACTGCTACAAAAAGAATAAAAGATGTTATCACCAAGATTAACAGATTGTGTAGTTGATGCTAGCATTCCTGCTACACTATTACAAATTGATGAAAGATTAACTTACTGGGCAAATCGCCAGTATAATAATATTATCTTCTCTATGAATAATTGTATTCCTGGAGAGATAATTGATGATTTATTACATTACAAACAAATATTAACATATAGACTTTGTACTCCCACTTATGCTATGGTGTGTGGTCTTCCCACTACCTCTCAGGTTGTGAGTAGAGTTAAAGTGTTAATTCATAAATAAATTAAACCATGTCTTGCGAAAGTTGTTATAATGGATGTGTTCAGACAGTATCTGATGAATGTGTTAGATATACAGGTATAAACTATGAGGCATTAGGTGTTGAAACAGGAGACAATTTAGTTTCTGTTGAACAAGCTATAATGAATGCTCTAGTTCCTTTATTAACTGGTACAGGAGATGCTATTGCATTAAGTATATCTTGTCCTATAGTTGATTTATATTTACCTGCTCATACACCAAACACTCAAGAGTTATTCACAGCTACAGTATCAGCTATATGTAGCTTACAAGCACAAGTATTTACTATTGATGATATATTAACTATATTAAATGCTGATTATGCAATTGATTGTCTTACAGGGGTAACTGCTTCTTCTGACACCCATGCTATTGTCCAAGCTATTATAAATAAGCTTTGTCTAACTGTCACTGATCTTGCTGCTCTTACACTTGATGTAGATACAAACTATGTTAAGCTAGCAGACTTAGATGCTTTGATTGCAGCTTATTTAGCTAGTCAAGGTGGTGGTGGTTCAAACCAACAATATTTAAAAATGGTTCCATATGTAGCGTATGAATACTATGGATCATTATCTAACTTTGATGGAACAGGTGCAGGCTTAAATTCTGCTGGGTTCTATAAGGTAAATCTATGCAATGGCTTAAATGGTACTCCTGATAGAAGAGGACGTGTTGCTGTTGGAGCTATTCAAAATGTCCCAGGTGGTCCATTAGATGCTGCAGTTAATCCTGCAAATCCTGGTAATCCAAACTATGCAATATTTAATACAGCTGGAGCAAATACAGTGACGCTTATCGCATCACAGATGCCTTCTCACTCACATGCAGCAACTGCTACATCTGTTGGTACTATATCTCCAAATCCTCATAGTCATAGTTATGCAGGAGTTCAAGCTCCTTCAGGAG